ATAGACCTAAGTTAAAACCGCCTTGAGCGTCAGTCTGTGTAGTGCCAGCACCAGTGGTTACAGAGTAAGGCTTAAAGGAAGAAGTGTCTACAGCCTGTTGACCTACACGAGTGGCTTCCGCTTGGCCCGTAACACCTAGCTGTCGTAGTCTTTCAAGGTTTTCTTTGTTTTGATACCAAGTAGAACCAAGCTGAGCTGCACCACCTAATAAACCACCTAAGTCAAAGCCGCTGGATGCTGCTGGAGTAGTTCCCGCTGCAACTTGAGATGCTGTAGGTGTAGCACCGCTCACTGCTTGTCCTGCGGGATTCATAGTTTCTGGTATAATATAATCTGATGCTGGCATTAGATAAGTCTCCCTATAAGAGCAAGTATGTCAATTTTTTGAATAGAAAAAGCAGCACTGTTAATCTGAGCTTCAATGCCAATGGTTACGACAGAGCCACTGCCAGTGCCGTTTACTTTTGGTGTTTGTATAGTTATAGACGCGGTGTACTCCGCTTCCGTGTTGTACTCTGAAAGACCATACTCTGCAATATCTACAGTACCGAAAGTAAACTCTTGTTTTGTGTAAGTGGAGGTATAATCATATCCCCAATTAAGAACAGTCTCTGTGTTCTGGCCACCAATGATAGTCAAGTTAAACTTCTTCAAGAACTTTAAGTTAGCAGGACTTTGGAAGTCATTTGGGTTGCTAAAGTAACGCAGTTGATATTGTGTGCCGCCGTCAAGGTAGCCACCATACTTTACAATACCTTGCTCTTGTCCCATGTACAGCGTGTCGTCTACAAACATAAAGAAGGCTGCTGGTTTTAAAGACGACCAAGTGGTGACACGGAAAGCACCGTTCTCTAAAGGCTGTCTAACGTCAAAGCAGTATACAATCCCACTGGCAGGTAATGTCAACAAGTAGAAAGCGTGTATTGGACTGTAGATAGCTTTAATGGCTTCTCTGTGTCCGTTAGAGTGTGCTTCAATCTCTACAAAGTTTAACAAGTCTGTACGGACGTTCTTACTGATGTCGTCTAGTGGTAAAGACTTCTGCTGTAGTAAACGGCCTAAAGACATTATACCGCGACTAGACAGGAAAAGTAAGTCTGTACCTGTTGACTGTATAGAGTCTCTAGCAATACAACCCGTACCCTCAATGGTATCATGTAGTGTCAGGTCTGAGTTAGGACTCGTAGCGCCTGAATAAACAATAATGCTTTTCTTACCAAACACCAACAGGAAGTTGTTATGCTCTGCAAGCGCAACTACTTCGTCATAGCCATTAGGCCATACAGTTGTTAAATCTACAGAGCCTGATGAACCACCATGCCAGTCATTGCCAGCCAGTAAAGAACTCCAGTAAACAGTATATCTATTAGAGCTTAAATCACAAGACCACAAGCGGCCATAAGCAGCTAACACTTCGTTGCCTTGTGGCGGTAGGTTCTGTCCAGTAGTTGTTAATAAAGTAAGCGTTGTTGATCCTGCAATACTTTCTAAAGGAGCATGGCTTTTCTGGAAGAAGTAGACATCGTTATTAAATGAAACAATCTTCCAGTTATTATCTAAAATAGTATAACCGGCAGGAAGTGTACACTCAACTAAAGTAGTCGTGCCAGTAAAGATTTTAAGGTTACCAGCGGAAAACACAGTTGTTACGTTGTCTCTGCTGATGAACTCTGCCATTGCTTCAATGCCACGGCTAGTACCTAAAACAGCAGCACCATTAGTCGTGACTTCCGTGTAGCCTTGTCTAGCCCCTACTCTACCTAGCTGATCAATAACACAGTTGTCAGCAATAGAAGCATAAGCAGGGTCTAAGCCAATAGGAGAATCTTGAGTATTAATACCCAAAAATCCCGGTGCTGAGATAGTTATGTTCTGTAGTTGTGCAGCCATTATACGGTTGTCCAAATAGTTTCATCGGGATGTTGAGCAGCATCGTAAGCAATAGCGTCTGACAATGCTCTATCGGCCAAAGCAAACTGCTCCGCTGCCGCAGTACCGCCTGTCTCTCCTCGCTCTCTAGAGGCCAGTGCAGCAGCATACAGTATGACAGCATTTGTAGATACTTTAAGTTTATCTTCATCATTAGTGAAGTAAGGTGTACGCTTAACAACGCTAAAGTTTAAGTCATACACTTTGTCTGGAATAGGATAAACTTCAAAGACATTATCACCATTAGCATCCAAAGTCTTTAAGTTGTAATACTGTGGCTGACTCTCTGGTGCTGTGTTATTAAGAAACAAGTTACTCATCCAGCTATTACCACGCTCAGTCATAAACGTATTACCAGTGTCATTAATAACATCCAGTATCTTAAGTTTATTCTGTGAGCCAGCAATAGTATATGTATACGTAGATGCTACTGTAGGCACAACAATAGTAGTCCGAAGACCTGTCCAGTCCCAACTGTCCTCAACAGTCTCTTTAGCTTCGTTTACAAGTTCACCAATTAACTGTGAGTAACTGTTTTGCTCTACAGTAGCTACTTGATCTTCTCGTAACCTACGTAGCACACTGTTTACTAGTTGTAGATAGGTCATCTTCTTTTCCTCTGTATTAGTTTAACCATTTCTTCGTCACCGCCTATCTTAGTCTTAAAGCCTTCAAACTCTTTAAACAAACTATCCGTTGTTCTAGTTGAAAGTGCCAGCCTACGTGCAGCATCAGATGACTCTGCTTGTTGTGCAGATAAGCCACCACCTATGCCGCTAAGTAAACCACCAAGCTCGCTACCTAGTCCTGAGATGCCTTCACCAAGAGCTTCACCTACGCCTTCAAAGCCCTCACCGATAGCACCACCTAAAAGACCAACACCTTCAGCCACAGCAGCTTCAATACCTGACACATCAGCTACAGCGGCCACAGCAGCTACCTTAGCGACTTCAGCCACCTCAGCTACACTAGCGGTTGCCGCTACTTCAGCAATGGCTGCTACGGCAGCAGTGGCAGCTACCGAAGCTACCTTAGCAATATCAGCCACACTGGCAGTTTCAGCTATGTCGGCAACGGCCGCTACTGCCGCAGTTTGTGCAACAGCAGCTACTTCAGCCGTGGGTGCTATTTCAGCTACAGCAGCCGTTGCTGCTACCTGAGCAACCTCAGCTACGTCCGCAGTGTCCGCTACTTGAGCAATAGCAGCTACTGCAGCTACCTCAGCTACAGCAGCCGTAGCAGCAGTCTGTGCCACCTTAGCAACCTCAGCTACATCAGCAGTTTCAGCCATTTCAGCGACAGCAGCAGTTGCAGCGGTTTGAGCCACAGCGGCTACTTCAGCCGTAGGCGCTATTTCAGCAATAGCAGCAGTTGCAGCTACATCGGCAGTCTGAGCTACATCGGCAGTCTGAGCTACATCGGCAATTTCAGCAACATCAGCGGTCTGCGCTACATTTGCTACGTCAGCCACATCAGCAGTGTTAGCAACCTCTGCTACATCAGCAGTTTCAACATCAAAGTTCTCTATAAAGTCAATTACTGGAGAAAAAGGATCGGCGTTTAAGTCTACTACTTCTTCTGTTACTTCTGAAGTTGGTTCTTCTACTCTTCCTTGTCCTCTCCAAGTACCCTCATCCCAATCTACTTTATAACGTATGTTATCTATAACTACTTCAAAAACACCGGATGTTCCCCACTCAGCACCGTCACTAGAGCTTAGAACATCAGTGATGTCCTCATAAAGCTCTCTATCATCCCATGTCATTTCACGATTAAGGCCACCGTCTTCAGTTAGAACAGTTCCTTCGTATGTGCCTCCACCGCTTTGGTCGTTAGTTCCGCCTCCAGTAGTGCCAGTGTCTCCTGTAGTGTCTCCTGTAGTGTCTCCAGTAGTGCCTGTGCCTCCTGCAGTGTCAGTGCCTCCTGCAGTGTCAGTGCCTCCTGTAGTGCCTGTGCCTCCTGTAGTGCCTGTGCCTCCTGCGGGTTGCTCATAAGCTGGTATAGTTTCGTTAATTATCTCAGGGATTTCCTCTTCTTCAGTGTCCGGCATATCCGGCTGTACACCTGTAGGGAAAACCTGTTCACCTTGTGTTTCATCATATACAGAGTTAAGTACATCATATACTTGCATAGCCTGAGCAAGGGTTTCAACAGTTGAACCTATGTTTTCTAAACCGTAGGCTGCTTTTTCTGCTGTATCTAAACCTTGATAGAAAACTTTAATGTCATCTTTGTCAGTTAAAAAGTCTGACAATACTTGATCATAATCTACGTTTTTCATTAGGCCGCCTAATGGATCATTGGCGTCCTCTATCATACCAAACAACTCTTCTTTACTGAAGCCTGAGTTTAAGAAACCTTCTCCAATACCTTCAGCAGTTTCATATATCTCTTGATATAAAACAGTGTCTACGTTATCTATGTCTAAAATCTTTTTATCAAAAGCAGCAGTAATTGCGTTTTGTCCTGCTGTTTCAGTCATTACCTGCTCACCATCCACTGTAACAAAAGTAGGCTCAGAAGCTTTGGCTAAAGCCTGTGCGTCTGATGGTGGGAAGTTACTCTGATAGTATTTAAAACCAGCGGTAGCTAGCTGCATCCAGTCGCCAGCGTGTAGTGTTTCTCCTGTAACCGCTTTCATAGCTGTAGTAGCCAGAGCAACGGGAGGGAGGAACATGCCAACAACAGCTAAAAATGGACTATCAAGAGGGCTTTCAGGATCAACATGGACTGTACTGTACGTCCCTACTGGCCCCATCTCTTGAAAGCTGCCACCTTTATCACCATTGGTTTTGTTTAATGTTTCTTCACCAAGGATGTCATAAAGAACATCTGAGCCTAAGCCTGTTGTTAAGTAACGGGTTTGACCGTCAACTACCTTAGACAACGGTATGTTGTTTTTAGTCAAGTAGTCAACAGTAGATTCTTGAGCAGCGCGCTTGCTTACGCCACCTGCCGGACTAACACCAGCCATTGCAAACTCAGAAGGATCATATCTTGTAAGATTAAACTCAGCGTCTGTTGCAACACTCTTCTCTTTTAAACGACTTAAGAAAGAAGGGAAAGCACTTAAAGCTTCTTCAGGAGAGTCATATTGCTGACCAACTCCATAATTAACTTCATTCATTAAAGCAGTTGCGCCTTGGTACGCGTTAGGCGCAACAATGATCCCTGCGGCTTTACGAGCATCTACTACAACCTGATCTTCTGTGGATAGTTCCGAATACTTTAAAGAACCACCAAAGCGGTTACGCGCTATTGTTTTATTTAAGTCAACGCCATTAGCGTCAAAATTAGGCGGCCCACCTTCTTTGAAGTTAGCCACTTGTTCAGACACAGGGTTTTCAAGAAGATACGCCTCATTCTTTGCCATAGCAGAATCGAGGTCGGGATTCATTGCTCTTCTGTCTGCTAAAGGGAGTGCGTTGTATTCAGGACTCCCAATAGAAATAGGTGCTACTGGCTCAACAGCTTGCTCTTGGAAAGGAGTTAGGGCTTGTCCATACTTAGTGTTAAACTCTTCAGGACTATACCTTTTAAAAGCAGAATCACCTGTTAGACCAAACGCGGATGCATCTTCGATGTACTCTCCAGTTACTGGATCATAAGAGAAACTGACAGCTACTGGCTGCCCTTGACTGCCTACCTGAGCATTGGCTTGAGACAGCTGATTCATGTTAGTCAAATCATAAGCCTGCGTAGGTACGGCAGTAACAGCGGTTTCCTGTTGCGGAGCAGCACCGTAGTCTGAGAATAGTTGAGTAGTAGTGCGGTCTGAGGCTATAGGAGTTATAGCTTGATCTAGAGAATCAACTCCAGAAGTAATAGCTGTGGGTGTGATAGGAGTAGACGTAGTTACGCTATTAATAGCTGATTGGATAGGGTCTACTTCTTGTTCCTGCTTATT